AGTCGAGACAAGCAAATATTCATCTTTATTATCGGGTTTTATGATTCTCTTTATAGTTCTAAAATTGTTATTGGTAACAATTCCATAAATCCTTCCAAGCGGGAACCAAGAAAAGTCTTTTATTTCTTTTAAAGCAATATAATCCCCTGAATCTATCTCGCCTAACATACTATTTCCTTTACCTCGGTACCAATTTACACCCTCTTTATTCGCGGGTGGAAAATCTATGTTGAATTCAGGATATAATGTAATATCATTGTCAAGTTCCTCAACTCCTAATGTGAAATCAACGTCATAAAATGGGCGACCAATTCCTTGCTCTTGTCTGATTTTAGGCAAATCGTTGATCTTATAGGCTTCAATATTGTTTCTCAATCCTTTCTCCATTGCTTCTCTATCAAGATTAAAAGTTTTGAAAAAGTTTTCTAAAAAAGTTTCGGGCATAGGTTTTTTACCATTCATAAAGGACGAAACATTTCCTTTTGAATAATTTAACTTTTCAGATATTGTGGCATTCGGTCTGCGAAGTTTTAAATATTTAATACTGTAATTCAGTAAATTACAATAAAAGTCATCAATTAAATCCATTTCAAATTAGTTAAAATAACGTCAATGTTATAAAATAGTTTTTTATGTTATACAAAAGTTATACGCTTGTACCATAATAATTATAAAGATATACAAATTATGAAAACAGCAACAAGCCGATTAGAAACTTTAAGAAACAAATACGAAAAGCTTATTGCAGCCAATCAAAGCAATGTATATATCCATTCAGAAAAAGCGGGCCGGTACCTAAATGCTATCCAAAACATCAAAACCCAAATATGGCAGCGTGAGGCACAAAACAGAGAAGCAAATAAAAATAGTGAAGTATCGCAATTTTAAGAGCAACAAACGGAATGAATGGTTTTCAAATATTAACTGCAATCAAATAAAATATGGAAAGGTTAAAGGAATTAAACCAATTAAGAAAGGAACTAACCCTTAAAGAAAATGATCTCTCTGTCGAAGTGAATTTATTTGGGGATGAAGATAAAGCACCGCTGCTCAGTGAGACAAAAAAACACAGAAGGAGAACGGAAAAAATGATTTTCAATTTAATCAGTAAACTATAAAAAATGGATGAATTAATAAAAATAACGGAACGAAACGGAAGCCAGGTAGTATCTGCCAAAGAGTTGTATGATTTTTTAGAATTAGCACCACAACATTATGCTAGATGGTGTTTGAAAAACATCACAAATAATAAATTTGCTATCGAAAACGAAGACTATGCTAAACTCGACACAATGTCGAGATACAAAAATTTCGCTTTAAAGATTGATTTCGCTAAAAAGATTTCAATGATGGCAAGAACCGAAAAAGGCGAAACGGCAAGAAACTATTTCATAGCATGCGAAAAAGCAATTATCAATATTGGCCCAGCTTCTACTTTAGATATTCTCGAGATGACAATTAAAAATCTGCGAGAGCAAAACATGCAACTTGATGAGGTGAAGTCAGAAATAAAAAACCTAAAAACAACAGTAGATGAAATTCAGGTTTTTAACGCATCAGTAGCGCATTTTTTGATTATGGGCTATTGTAGAAACGTTAAAAAACAAATAGGTATAGCCGAAGCAAAAGTTTTCGGAACAAAAGCAAGAGCATTGTGTAATGAGTTAGGTTATATAATCGGTAAAATTCCAGACCCACGATTTGGAACGGTAAATACATATCCGTTAGACGTGTTAAATAAAGTCATCAAAACTAATGAGTATTAAAAATCACACCATTGTTTTAGACGATACTGATTCTGTTTTAGAAACCTATCAAACTATAATGACTTGAAAAATCAGTAATGATAGCCATATTACTTTTGAAACAATAGTAGTGTTGGTTATTAAAAAATGAGATACTAAAGAACGAATCGTTACATGATGAGTATAAAAACTATGAAGTCTATCTGAACGAAATTCAAACTAAAAATCGAATTGATTCTTTGACAAAATCATTTCATCAATTCAAAACAGCAACGATAAATCTAAACTAAAAAAAATGAACGATAAAGAAAAAACAGTAGAAAGGATAAAAGAGCTGTACAACCGGCTGGAGCGTAAAGGGGATTTCAAATACAAACTGGCCAGAAAACCGGGAATGAGCGTAAAATATTTAACTAATTACTGGTTTCCCAATGGCGATGGTATTACAGAAATATACCATCAAACCGTATTGCAGGAACTTCAAAACACCATCAATAATCAGGAAGCATCATATAAATCACTTTCTAATAATTAAAGATGGAGCCCATACAATTCACACAACTGGATCCTGAAAAACTAAAGAAAGTTTTAGTGGATGGCCTCTTGGAAATACTCTCACCGGTACTTACCGACGGGCTAATGACGCAGCAGGAAGTGGCCGATTTTTACAAAGTGTCAACAGCAACGATCATCAAATGGCAAAAGGAAGGTAAAATCAAAGCCTACGCCATAGACAACGAAAGGCGGTACAAAAAGAGCGAACTAATGGAGAATTTAACCTTAATGAAAAATGAAAAACAAGATCGAAATTAAATTACAAAATGGTAAGTGGCTGATTAATGGAAAAAGATACCAAGTCTTATATAAGGAAGAGAAACTATTTTTTGATAAGTTCCTCATCGCAATGAAAATATCACCTAAATCAATCCTGGACCATGCTTCTTATTAAATGGTTCATAAGACGACCCAAATGTAGACAAAGCAATGATCCTTTTTCTATTCCTGTCATCAAGCTATTTCGCAGCAGGGGTAATAAAAACAACAATTAAATTTTAAAAAAGAGTAAAGATGGGACTAATTAAAAAAGCAAACGAGTTAAATATTCAAACGAAAATCAAAGGATTAATCTTATGGGCAACCCGGTATGGGCAAAACCACAATGGCATTATCGGCTCCCAGGCCTTTGTTGTTCGATTTTGATAATGGTGTACACAGGGTCAACTTTTCACACCTTGAAAATGTCGATACCGTTCAGATCCAATCGTATAACGACTTCTTGGAAGTATTAAGCGACACCGAAGCCTTAAAACCGTATGAAACCTTCGTAATTGATACAGGAGGCAAATGCCTGGATTACATGAGTGCCTATATCATTGCTCGCAATCCAAAAAAGGGAAAGGCAAACGGCGCGCTCACCTTGCAAGGGTATGGAGAACGCAAAGGAGAATTTTCGGCTTTGGTAAAGAGAATTGCACTCATGGACAAACATATCCTGTTTGTAGCGCACAGGGACACAAAGACAGAAGGGGAAGATACCCGGTATGTACCGCAATTTGGTGGCAGTTCTTATGATTCTCTGGTTACCGAATTGGATTTGGTTGGCTATATAGAGGGCAATGGAAAAGAACGCACCATTACGTTCGACCCCACCAGCCGCAATGACGGAAAAAATACCTGCAATTTGGCCAGCCTGATGAAGGTGCCGGTTATAGTTGATGAAAATGGCAATCCTACGGCTCCTAATACTTTTTTTAATGAATGTGTTATTAAGGCATACGCCAAACGTCTGGAAGCACGCCAGGAGTCAGGTGAAAACTACAACAAGCTTATCGGGGAGTTAAAAATGCAGATCATTTTGATCACAGATGCCCAGAGTGCCAATGATTTTGTTAGCCGGATCGATGCCTTTGAACATATCGGAAACTCAAAAGTGGTAGCCGGGCAATTGATAAGCAAAAAAGCCAAAGAATTAGGATTGACTTTCAATAACAAGACCAAAAAATACGAAAAAGCAGCATTAGCGGAACCTGTAGCGGAACCTCAAAACTCATAAAATGGAAATCAAATACAAGTTTTATGCCACATTACTGGACAAATTCCAGAGCTACATCAGTAGTGCTGCAATTTACCAGCAGTTCTGGGGATTTGCCGACAACCCCGAAAAAACAGAGCAGCAGTTCGAAGAGGAGCAGTTTCAGGGCCTGATAGATACCATTAACCGCGTGCCTTTTGAAAGCGAACGGGCCGATAAGGGAACGGCTTTTAACGAAGTGGTGGATTGCCTGATAGAAAACAGAAAATCCGACAAAGTTATTGTTGAGAAGGTTTACAAGCAGAGGGTATCGGGAGATGTTTCTGGAAATAGCGATGAGCGTTGGGCGGAAGTTGAAGAGACAAATATCGTAACAGGGCTAAAGGCCCACTACAACAATAGGGCGTTTACGTTCAACATCGACTTGTGCCAGGAGTTTGCCGGGTATTTCAAAGGAGCATTAACGCAACAATCCGTTAGTGGCGTGGTTCGTACGCGGTACGGAGAGGTGCAGGTGTACGGTAATCTTGATATTCTAATGCCTTTTAAGGTAGCAGACATCAAAACTACAGCAAAGTACTATGCCGGAAAATACCGCAATAACTGGCAGCACATTGTTTATCCGTTCTGCCTGAATCAGAATGGCGTTCCGATACATGAATTTGAGTATGCCATCACTGATTTTAAAAACACCTGGACCGAGTGGTATGTATTCAAACCCGAAAGAGACTATCCAAGACTGGTTGAGCACTGCGAGCTTCTTATTGAATTTTTAGAACAGAACAGGGACCTGGTTACCGACAAAAAAATCTTTGCAGCTAACTAAAACTTGATCCCGATGATTTTCAATACTGAAATAGAACTGGATAAAAACAGGGCCATCGAGCGGTTCCACTACTTTTTGTCAAAAGGCAAGACTTTCGAGCTTGTTGAGAAAAAGCCCAAACACTCCATACGCCAAAACAGCTACCTGCATTTGATTTTATCCTGGTATGCTTTTGAGTATGGAGAAATGGTCGAATACATCAAACAGGAGGTATTTAAAAAGCAAATCAACAAGGACCTATTCGAATATGAGTTCATCAATAAAAAGACCGGGGAGATTAGGATCGAATATAAATCGACAGCCCATATTGATACCGGGCGATGACAACGGCCATTGAAAGGTTTAGAAATTATGCCAGCAAGGAAGCCGGTATTTATTTGCCTGAAGCGGGAGAAATAGCAATGCTACAGCAAATTGAGCATGAAGTAAAGAACAATCAATACTTATAAAACTAAATATTATGACAAAAACAATCACTCTTGCTGCAAAGAAAATCAAGAAACTGGCAAAATTAACGAAGCTTCGGAAGTCAGTGGCACTTTATTACCAAATCGTAGGCCGGGCTATGAGGATTGCACCAACTAAAAAAGATGCCTGGATAGTTGATCTGGGAGGCCATGTGAATTTCTTTGGAAAGATCGGGACGATGAAAATGGAACAAACAAAAACAGGGCTTCACTACATATCGAACAATGGAAGGCAATTCACAAATGTGCCTTTTGAAAAATAATAATTATGTCAGACAGATTAGGATTCTCATTTTACCCTAAGGATTGGTGGACCAGCGATACGTTCTTTACGTTGCAACCATTTGAACGCTATATTTATCTCGAACTTCTATTTATGATGTATTCTCAGGATGGATGGATAGCTGACAATAAGTTGAATGTTGAACGTCGCTTGCTCACGACAATTAAGGATGAGACATGGTTAAAGATTACCGATTTAATGGTCAAAGACGGTGACCAATTAACCCATAAATCTATTAATAAAAAAATGGCTAAAACTTTAGCAAATCGCGAAAATGGAAAGAAAGGCGGCAGGCCAAAAAAAGAGGGTAAGGATGATGATTTAGACGATTTTGAAAAACCCAAAAAACCCAAATCAGAAACCCAAAAAAACCCACCTTTAAAAGAGAAAGAGAATGTAAAGAGAATAGAAGATAATATAAGTGAATTTGTGTTGATTGATATTTAGAAAAGAGCAAGGCTTTTTTATGATAAAAAAGAATGTGGTTTTGATAAACTACTACCATTCGAAAAACAATGCTTTAACGGGCTTTTAAATACCGGATATAAAAAACAAGATTTCGAATTTGCCGTGGCCGGTTTATTTTTTCAGGATACCGTTCCGGCGGTTTGCGTGCGTCCGGATTGGATATTAAAACAAGAGAATTTCGATAAGATGCTAGACTGTTGGAAAAACAGAAGCAAAATATTTAACAACCAAAAAGACCAACCACAGGAAGGAAAATTTAAGAAGGGAGACATTTAAAATGGAAGTAAAAACCGAAATGAATATCGATAAGGCTGTGAGGCATCTAAGTTGGAGGCTTTCTCAACCCAAAATTATCCCAAATGAAAAGGATATTGAAGCATTTAATTTTATGATCAGGACTCTAAATAAAAATCATGAGCAAGCTTTGGTAAAGGATAAATGTTTTGCAAAACTGCTTATTGAGAAACTTTTGTTTTTAACTATTGACGGTAGGTTCTCGATGCAGCAGGCGGTAAACATAATCGAAGAAATACTTGAAGCACCTGTTTATTTGTGGGCAAAAACATTTGTTGATAGAGTTCCCCTGATTCGTTTTAGCCGTGTATTTGAAAAAAAGTATGTTGACCTGGAATTGACAGCAGATAACAAGGAAAATGCAATAAAAATCATTCAGGCCAATAAAGCCATAATAGCTAAAAATCAAAATGAACTTAAAGCAGCTTTGACTGATAAATATACCGAGGATGATTTTATAAAATTTTTCAATCGATTGGTTTTTGACTTGACCAGTAGATACCAAAATCAGGAGTAATGTTAAAGGAAATTCAAATTAATAAAACGCAGCAAGATATTCTTGACTATAGTGATTTGATTTCACAAACGTTAGTTGATTTATCTGTAAAAGTTGACAGGCCAGAGACACTTATTTCCATTGGAGAGCACAAGTATAAAGATAAGTTTTATCCCACTTCGGTAATGACAGCCGGTGAATTTAGTTGTATCGTGGCGCCTTCAAAATCCAAAAAATCATTTTTGAAATCAGCGGTATGTGCCGCATATGTAGGAGGTAATTCAAGCAGGCATTTTACCAACATTAAAGGGCATAGGGATAAGGACTACTATATTTTAGACATTGATACCGAACAATCTAACTATTATGCCAGAAGGACATTTAACAGAGTAGCTGAGATGACAGGTATGAATTATAAAAATCATATTGCTTTTAAAATGAGGGCCCTGTCAGTACATGAAAGGCTGGAGCTTATCAAGTATCTTATTTACAAATCAAAATATGCTGACAATATCAAGTTGGTTTTCATTGATGGTATTGCTGATCTTATGCTTGATGTCAATGACATGGAGATGTCCAATGTTATTACAAATTATCTTTTGAAGTGGACAGAGGAACTTAACATCCATATCTGCGTGGTCATCCATGCTGCTTTTGGGACTTCAAAAGCAACCGGGAATTTAGGCAGCACACTGATTAAAAAAGCCGAAAGCGTGCTCATGTTGTCTCCTACTGATGATACCAAAAAAGTAATAAAAACATATCATCAATACTCGCGTGGATATTCTTTCGATGAGTTTCATTTTAGCATAAAGGATAAAGATGCTTTGCCATACAAAGTAGATGATTATAAGCACGAATTTGAGGATAATACTTTAGTTGTAAATCCCGAAATTTTTCCCATTGTTGAACCAAAGGATGTATTTGATG